ATTTTCCCTTTTTTGTCTGTGTAGAAATGGTTGTACAGGAGATTTAAAATGGATTTAGGTAGTGATACCTTCTGGGGACCGAACAAATCGAACATCCCGAGATTATCGTGTGTTATCAATGGCTTGCGCGTTCTTTTTGGGCAAAAAAATACAGAACATTACGAACATTAGCCTATATCAATGACTTAGCCTCACAATTAACAGTCTATTTCACCTTTTGCGCCCTCCAAAAACGCCATATATACAGTCTATATTCCGCGTAACCTGTTGTTATTCGGTAATGTTCTGTAAATACGCTTCCCGCTGCGATATATAACTGGTACAACACGTTATATGGAACACATAACGGAAAGTGGGTTTTCCGCCCCATAAAAATAGACAGTACAATATAGACTGTGTATAATAGACAGCGAATAATAGACAGGCTATTGACGGCAGCATAAATAGACAGTAGAAAATAGACAGTAGAAAATAGACAGGAGAAAATAGACATGGCTAATCCCGACGACCTGAAGCAGCGCCTTCGCGCCTCCTACGGCACATCGTGTTACCTATGCGGCGCGCAGCGCCCGAAGCTAGACGACGTGCTGGTGCTGTTGTTCAACCCGATCCGCGACACCGTAGAGACCGAAGACAACACGTATCTGTGTTGCAAGACCTGCGCCCCCAAGATACGGAACCGGCCCCTTGGTGCCTATGCTACCGAACAGCGGGCGCGTGCCGTGGCCGAAGCCGCGCGGCTGGCCCAGATAGAGTTGTGGCATGGTGTAGGTCAGCGGCGCAGCCCGCTACCCGACAGGCGCGTGGTGCCTACCGAGGAGCCCCGGCTGATGGACAAGTACGGTGCCGAAGACTTCGCCGACATGCTGTCGTCCGCCAAAGCATCTGGCCTGCAAAAAGTCGTGGTTATGCCTATCTACGCCGAGGCCCATAGCATCGACACCCCAACGTCTAACAGGGCAGTTCGGTTCTTCGAGCTGATCCATGCCACTTACACCGCGACGCTACCAAGTCGTTATGTGTAGCGCATAACGGCCCGCGCTTCCCGCTGCGATATGTAACTGGTACAGCGCGTTATGCGTAACGCATAACGGCCCGCGCTTCCCGCCGGGCTATGCGCTTCCCGCTGCGATATGTAACTGGTATAAAGCCCCGCGCCGCGCGGTGGCGGCGGCGACGCGAAAATCCGGACACAAAAAAGCCCCGCAACCTTTCGGCTGCGGGGCTGGTCGTTTTACTTGGCAAGGTCAAGGATTCGCTGGAACGTGGCCAACATTTCGGCGTGGTCAAATTTCGCGGTTGGCGCTTCCGCGTCGCGATCCGTCGAAACCGCTTTTTTCAGCTTGGCGATTTCATCCTTGATACGATCGCTTATTTCGCGTGGTGCATTTGCCTTGGCGCCGTTCTTATCGGTGGATCCACCTTCCTTTAGAAACAAGGCAAACGCGTTTTGCATGTTAACAATCTTGGCCGGGATCCGTCGCGACCATTCCGTTTTTGTCAGCGTCACGCCGTCCGCTTTAATTGCCTTGGCCCCGGCAACGTCAGCGTCGCGCAATGCGGCGGTAACGGCGGCGGGAAGCGATGATTGCGCCAAGAATTTAAGCGATTGGTAGCGATCCGCGCGGCCCGCTTCCTTGGCCGTCTTCTCTTTGAAATCCGTCGCAAGCTGAATCCCATCGGCAACGAATGCCTTGCCCAAAGCGGTACGCTTGGCAATCAGCGTGTCGTCTGCTTTGAAGTAAGCAGCAGCAGCAGCAATCAACGCGGGCGATACGATATTATTTTTAGGGGTGGTCATGATATTTTCCCTTTCGAGGAATGGCCAACGGCGCTTGATTGCCCGTTGATTCCTAATGTATAGCACGATATAACGCGCCTGTCCGGGTTTCACCCCGTTTTACGCGGCTTTTACCGTTATATGAACCGCATAACGGGGCGTTTGGGCGGATTAGGCGGTATGGCGACCCCCACCTAGGGGCATCCCCCCCTAAGGCGGGCGGGGCGGCGCCGCTCTATACATACTATTCCCCGCAAACGACGCCATATCCTGACTGTTTTTGTATGTTTTACCCACAAAATAGACCCCCCACCCCCTATTGTTTTTTGTACCCAACGTGTTGTACCCACCCCCTTCAGCAGAAAATACGTCAGAATGGGTCCCCCGTTTACAAAAGACCCCCCGGTGCATTACAATGTGGGTATCGGCGTGTTATGCGCTGCAACGCAGGAAACATCAGCCATGTCGCTGCACCTTAATATAGACGCGGACATTCCCGTACCCAGCAAAGATGACCTTGTAGGGCAGCGAGACCTTATACAGACGGCGCGGGCGGCCGCAAACGCGGCCCGTATGCTTTCCGACCACGGGCTCGAGCTGGAGGCTACCGAGCAGGATATGCAGGTAGCGGCCGCGCTGGCCACCCAGTATGCCAAAGACCCAATGGCTACATCGTCCGCCGCTACACCGGCACGCATGGCCAAGCTCACACCGGCCGCCCTGAAGCTGACAGCAGATATCCTAAACCGGTTCGGACATGCGGTGGTGCAAGACTCCATCCAAGTGCGGCACATGGTGACCAACAAGCTGATCGACGAGACGGAGAACCCGGACCCGCGCATCCGCCTGCGGGCGCTGGAGCTCTTGGGTAAGATCACCGACGTAGGGTTGTTCACGGAGCGCAGCGAGGTGACGGTCACGCACCAGACTACGGACGACATCCGCGAGAAGCTGCGGGCGAAACTGAACGCCCTGAAAGATATCACCCCTGCGGGCCCCGAGCCCGACATCGACGACGCGGACATCATAGATGCTTGACAGCACCCCGTCGTTTACGCAGGCCGACATAGACCTGCTGCTGGTCAACATAGACCATCTGGATGCGGATGAGCTGGCCGAGCTGGAGGGGATCGTGAGCGATCTGGCGGAGCGCCAGCGCCTACATACACTCCGCACTGACTTGCTCGCGTTCTGCCAGCACATGCAGTCGGACTACAAGATCGGTGCCCACCACAGAAAGTTGGCCGGGCTGCTGGAGGATATCGAAGCACGCAGAAAAGACCGTATTTGCGTATCGGTACCCCCACGCCACGGTAAGTCACAGCTGGTGTCTATATACTACGCAGCGTGGTACTTGGGGCGGAACCCGTCCCACAAGGTGATGCTCGTGTCGCACACCACAGACCTCGCGGTGGACTTCGGCCGTAAGGTCCGGAACCTGATCAACAGCGATGCGTTCAGAGAAGTGTTTCCGGACGTGAAGCTGGCGTCGGACTCCAAGTCCGCCGGGCGGTGGAACACCGACAAGGGGGGTGAGTTCTTTGCCGCGGGCGTCGGGTCGGCACTGGCGGGCCGGGGCGCCCACCTACTCCTCATCGACGACCCGCACTCCGAGCAAGACGTACTTAACGGCAACTACGGGGTGTTCACGAAGGCATATGAATGGTTCGTATACGGCGCGAGAACGCGTCTTATGCCCGGGGGGGCCGTGGCCGTAGTCCACTGCATGACTGGCGACACTGCGGTCTTGATGTCCGACGGGACCGAGCGCGCGCTGCGCGACATCCGCCCGGGGGACATGGTTGCGAGCTACGATGGGGCCCAGCTAGCGAACAAAAAAGTGCTTAACTGGGCCAATATGGGTCAAGACGACACGTTTGATGTTGTCATGGAGGACGGTAATGTTGTATCTGGGAATACGAGGCATCCGTTCCTCGTAGTTACTGGAGCTGGAGAGACATGGGTAAAACTGGGGGAGCTGAAGCCGGGGATGCGGATACGTGCGTTCGTGCCGATTGCACCGAGCAAAAATACGCACGGCTACTATGCAAATACCACTACCATCGCGCCCGAAAGGGTCTTGGGGGTGAAGCATTCCCCACCGGGTCGGGCAACTGGGGTGTACACAGAGGCAAAACCTGTGCACAGCCGGACTGCGCCGAGCGGGCCCGTGCCCGCGGGCTGTGCACCCACCACTACAACATCCAAGCCTACTCTGAGCAGAGGGCTAAAGGTACGCACTACAATAGTGACGCCACCCGAGACGCCCACATGCGGAACCGTTATGGTATCGGACTCGTCGACTACGAAGCACTTCTCGATAAGCAAGGAAACCGGTGCGCCGTTTGTGGCGTCAGCGCAGATACCGCCGAGCGACCACGGACATGGCATAGAGACCACCCGTTTGCCGTTGACCACTGCCACGATACCGGACGGGTTCGCGGACTGCTCTGCAATGGATGCAACTTGCTCCTGCGCAACAACCGGGATGCAGACACCTATCGCCGAGCGGCAGACTACCTTGAGAGTGGTGGCCGAGATACGTCGTAGGGGTCGTGAGGATGTTTTCGACATCGAGGTCGAGGATACTCATAACTTCGTAGCGAACGGCAATGTCGTATCCAACACCAGATGGCACCAGTCGGACATGATTGGGCGCCTAATCGCGGACATGACCGCTAACGAGGGCGCAGATCAGTACGAGGTCTTTGAGTTTCCCGCAATCATGTCGGTCCCGGTCACCGATGACGACGGCCACGAGACCATAGTAGAGAAGGCGCTATGGCCTGAGTTCTTCGACCTACCGGCGCTACGGCGCACAAAGGCATCTATGCCGGTGTTCCAGTGGAACGCGCAGTATCAGCAGACGCCGACAGCCGAAGAAGCGGCGATCATCAAGCGCGAATGGTGGCGGTCGTGGACTAAAGATGACCCACCGACGTGCGAGTACGTGATCATGTCTCTCGATGCGGCGGCCGAGACAAACAACCGTGCCGACTTTACCTCGCTGACGACATGGGGTGTGTTTAAGAACGAGCAGGAGAACTCGCACCAGATCATTCTGCTGAACGCCATAAAGCAACGCCTCGAGTTCCCCGAACTGAAGCGCATGGCCATGGAAGAGTATAAGGAGTGGGACCCGGACGCGTTTATTGTCGAGAAGAAGTCTGCCGGTACCGCCCTCTACCAAGAAATGCGCCGTGCGGGTATCCCCGTGCAGGAGTATACGCCGCACCGCGGCACGGGTGACAAGATGGCCCGCCTGAACTCGGTGGCCGACATCATATCGGCGGGTATGTGTTGGGTACCCGAGAGGCGCTGGGCCGAGGAGGTCGTAGAGGAGATTGCGGGGTTCCCGTTTATGGCCAACGACGACCACGTCGATACGTGCATAATGGCACTGCTGAGATTCCGCCAAGGGGGGTTTTTACGGCTACCGACGGATGAAGATGACGACGAGTTGCCATACAGAGGCAAAGTAGACTACTATTAGCGAAATCATGCTAGGAGCACCCCATGGCCATCGAGAAACCGCTTGAGCCCTTCACCGAAGAATACATGACTGATGCCTTTGGTGCCGAGGACCCTGACGCGCTCGAGGTCGAGATCGAGATGCCTCCCGGCGAAGAGGAGGAAGACGGTAGCATTATCGTCGAGCTCGAAGTTGACGAAAACGGCGAACTCATAGAGACGCCCGACCATGACGCGAACCTAGCGGACTTCATAGACGAAGATGTTCTGGGCAGTATGGCCAGCGAGCTCGTGGCGTCATTCGAGTCCGACAGGATGTCGCGGTCCGACTGGGCCAAGGCATACGTCAAAGGGCTTGACCTGCTGGGCATGAAGATTGAGGAGCGCAGCCAGCCATGGGAAGGCGCGTCCGGGGTGTTTCACCCTATGTTGACCGAGGCCGTGGTGCGGTTCCAAGCGCAGGCCATGGGTGAGCTGTTCCCCGCCTCGGGCCCAGTGCGCACAAAGATTGTCGGTCAGCTGACCACGGAGAAAACCGAGCAGGCGCAGCGGGTACAGCAAGAGCTGAACTACCAGCTGACGGAGCACATGCCGGAGTACCGCGAAGAGATGGAACAGATGTTGTTCCGCCTACCGCTGGCCGGGTCTTCGTTCAAAAAGGTATACTACGACCCGCTACTAGAGCGCGCGGTGTCAGCGTTTGTACCCGCGGAGGACTTCGTCGTGTCATACGGGGCCTCGGACCTGCAGACCTGCGAGCGGTACACGCACGTGATGAAGAAAACACCGATCGAGATCATGAAACTGCAGGTTGGGGGGTTCTACCGCGACGTGGAGTTGCCGGAACCCACGGCCGATATGTCCGATATCCAAGAGAAATACGACGAGATGAACGGCGAAGAAGCCGTGATCGACGACGACGACCGGCACACAGTGCTGGAAATGCACGTCACAATGAACATGCCCGAGGAATACGACGACCCAGACGGCATCCCGCGGCCGTATGTGGTCACAATCGACAAGTCATCCCGTGAGATTCTGGCAATCCGTCGGAATTGGTATGACGACGACAAACGCAAGATGAAACGCATGCACTTTGTGCACTATCGGTATCTGCCCGGCATGGGGTTCTACGGCACCGGCCTTATCCATATGATCGGGGGACTTGCAAAGTCCGCGACCTCAATCATGCGCCAGCTCATCGATGCCGGTACGCTGTCGAACTTGCCTGCAGGGCTGAAGGCCCGGGGCATGCGGATTAAGGGTGACGGCACCCCGCTGCAGCCCGGCGAGTGGCGCGACGTAGACGTGGGCGGGGGTACACTGCGTGATTCGCTGTTCCCGCTCCCGTACAAAGAACCGTCCGCAGTCTTGTATCAGCTACTCGGCAACGTGGTCGAGGAAGGCCGTCGCATCGGCTCTGTGGCCGATGTGCAAGTAGGCAACATGAACCCCGAGGCGCCAGTAGGCACAACACTGGCCCTGCTCGAGCGGTCCATGAAAGTGATGACCGGCGTACAAGCGCGCCTGCACGCGTCCTTGAAGCGGGAACTGCGGCTGATCGCAGCGGTAATCCACGACTACATGCCCGCACAGTACGACTACCAGATCGAGGGGGAGTTTAGCCGGGTTGACGACTTTAACCGTAGTGTTGACGTCGTACCGGTATCCGACCCGAACGCAGCTACTATGGCGCAACGCGTCGTACAGTACCAAGCAGCACTGCAGCTGGCGCAACAGGCGCCCCAGCTGTATGACCTTGGCAAATTGCATCGTCAGATGCTCGAGGTACTGGGCATCCAAGACGCGGACGACATCATCAAGCTGCCAGAAGACATCAAGCCGAAGGACCCGGTAACCGAGAACATGGCGATCCTGAAGCAAGAGCCGATAAAGGCGTTTGCCTATCAGGACCATGAGGCGCACATCGCGGTGCACTTGGCGGCGGCGCAAGACCCCAAGATCATGCAGCTTGTCGGGCAGTCGCCGTTTGCGGCGGCCATCCAGAGCGCATTGGCGGCGCACATCACCGAGCACGTGGCGATGCAGTACCGGGTGGAGATTCAAACACATCTGGGCGTAGAAATGCCAGACCCAGAAGCCACGCTGCCAGAAGATGTAGAGCGGGAAATATCGCGTCTAACGGCGGCCGCAGCGGGTAAACTACTGCAAAAGAACCAAGCGGCAGCAGCAACGCAGGCGGCACAAGAGGCCGCCCAAGACCCACTGACGCAAATCCAACGTGCGGAGCTGGAGATCAAGCAGCGCGAGGTGTCGCTGAAGGAAGCGAAGGCCCAGCACGAGGCGCTCATGGACCTAGAAAAACTGAAGCTGGACGCCACAATCCGGATGGCAAACGTGGAGGTTCAGTCTGACCGGATTAAATCGGAAGATCGGCGCGCGGGGGCCAACATCGGGGCCAAGCTGGCGACGGACATCCGCAAGGAATCCAGCGCGGAGAAGCAGCAAGGCGCAGAGCTGGGCCTTAAAGCCGCGGAAGCGATTATCAGAGACGCAACCAAGCCACAGGGGGGTGGACAATGAACGAACTAGAGGCCCTTCGCCGCCGCATGAATGAGTACAAAGCGCAGGTAACCGAGTACCTGTTAGCAGGGGGCGCCAAGGATTACGTCCAGTACGCAAAGGCTACCGCAAAGGTAGAGGCGATCGAGATAATGCTTGCCGATATTACAGAAATCGAGCAGAGGTATATTGAGGACTGAGTAAACGCTACATATTGTAGCGCATGCCGGGTAGTCCGGCGACGGTTACAGCGGGCCGAAACCGCTGCACGAGGTATACGATGTACGAACCAACACCGCTAGACGAGGCGACGCGCCTACGGCTCCCCAACCCGGTTGGGTACCACCTACTCATTGCGACGCTAGACGTGCAAGAGAAGACCACAGGCGGCGTATATCGCCCAGATAGCCTGAAAAACGCAGAGCAGACGGCCTCAATCATCGGCATGGTTGTCGCTGTAGGCGCGGATGCGTACTCGGACCCGAATAAGTTCTCGAGTGGGCCATGGTGCAAAGAGGGTGATTTCGTGATCTTCCGGTCCTATTCGGGCACGCGGTTCACGATTGGCGGCAAAGAGTTTCGCCTCATCAACGACGACACAGTTGAAGCGGTGGTAGACGACCCCCGCGGGTTTGCGAGGGCGTGAATATGACAAAAGGCGAGTATCGCGTAGGCATCAGCTTTAATCCGTCCGGTGCCAGCATCGTTGACGAGATCAAAAGCAAAGCGGCCGTTCTCATCGACCTGATCGAGCTGATCCCGTCCCCAGAATATGGGGGCGACGAGGATATTGACCGGCGTCACTGCATCGAAGTTGGGCGCCTAAAGGCGCTGGCACAAACGGACATCGAGATTGCGGCCATGCACGCAGTCAAGGCCGCAACAAAGAGGGCTCCTACATGAATACGAAAGCAAACCAAGAGGCCGACGATCTCTTCGACGAAGACGCCGAACTCGAAATCGAGATTGTAGACGACGTCCCAGAGGATGAGAAACCGCGGCGTGCCGAGACTGACGCAGCCGCAGAAATTCCGGACGAGGGAGACCTCGAAAGCTACAGTGAGTCGGTGCAGAAACGCATCAAGAAACTCACGTTCGAGGCGAAAGAGGCTGCCCGGCAACGTGAAGCGGCGTCCCGTGAACGCGAAGAGGCAGTGAAGTACGCCAGAGCGGTACACGACCAAAACACGAAGCTGCAGGACCAGCTGCTGCACGGCCAGTCCGCCGTAGTAGATCAGGCCAAAGGCCGGATCGAGGTGGAGCTGGCCAACGCGAAGGCGGCGTACAAGGCCGCATACGAGCTGGGCGACTCCGATAAGTTGGTCGATGCGCAGTCGCGGCTTATCGACTTGCAGGGCAGGCTGACCCAACTGCAAAACTATCGCCCTACCCCGCGCGCGACCGAACCGGCGACTCAGCAGGCGCCGCAGCAAGCACCGCAACAGGCCAAGCCAGCAGAAGTAAAACTAGATGCACGCCAAAAGGCGTGGCTCGAGGACAACAGCTGGTACGGCGACAATAGCGAGATGACCGGGTTCGCGCTTGGCGTGCACGAACGGCTCGTACGCGACGGTGTTGATACTAATAGCGAAACGTACTATAATGGCATCGACGCCGCAGTCCGGAAACGGTTTGCGGATGTATTTTCCAACGGGCGGGAGGCCGAGGTCACTTCCACTCCGCGGAGATCGGCTAACGTGGTGGCCTCTGCGGGACGGTCCGCACCTTCACCACGCCGTGTGAAACTGACCTCGACACAGGCCGCTCTCGCCAAGCGGCTGGGCCTAAAGCCCGAACAGTATGCGGCGCAACTTCTGAAGGACGCTAAAAATGGTTGATCGTACCCCCCGGACCGCTGAGACTCGCGACGCAACATCGCGCAAAAAAACATGGACTCGTCCATCAGCGTTACCTACACCCGAATCACGCCCCGGACTAAAATACCGGTGGATTCGCACCTCACTGCTGGGTAACTCGGACAACCCCAACGTATCAACTCGCTTTCGTGAGGGATATACACCGGTCAAAGCCACAGATCACCCCGAGATGAAGCTCGTTTCGGACTTGGACTCCCGGTTCAAGGACAACATCGAAGTGGGTGGGCTCCTTCTCTGTGCAATTTCGGACGATATCGCAGAATCTCGTATTGAGGTTCAGTTGGATGAAGCGAGCCGCGCAATGGACGCGGTGGACAACAACTACATGCGTAACTCCGACCCCCGTATGCCCGTACTGAAACCAGAACGGTCTTCACGCACCTCGTTTGGCAAGTAGCACCCGCTTCTTGCTGTGATCCCCGCCTTCTAGGAGACTTATCATGGCTACTACAGCTTCTCCCTATGGCCTCCGCCCGATCAATCTGATTGGTGGAACCCCGTTTGCGGGTTCCACGCGCATGATCAAGATTGCCTCCGGTTACGCGGCCAACATCTTCAATGGCGATGTCGTTCAGGTACACACCGACGGCACCATCACGAAGGTAACCAATGTCGGCACTGCCGCCGACGCATTCGCTGCCGGTACGGTCGGTATTTTTGTCGGTTGTGCCTATACCGATGCGACCTACGGTTTCACGACCCGCAACTACTGGCCCACGGGCACCGTAGCGGCAGACGCGGTTGCGTACGTCGTAGATGATCCGAACACGTTGTTCGCGATCCAAGCTGACGCGCCCGTTGCGCAGGCCCTGCTGCACACCAACATGGGTGTGAATCAGACCGCGGGCAACACAGCCACAGGTAACTCCGCCGTTGCGCTGGACGTTGCCACTTCGGCTGCCACCGCCACGATCGCTTTCAAGGTCGTTGGTTTCGTAGAAAGCACTTCCTCGACCGTAGGTGACGCGTTCACCGACGTGATTGTAAAGTTCAATCCGTCGTCCCACGCGTACACTGCCGGTCTTGGCGTGGCATAAGGAGCATAACACATGGCTATTTCACGCGCCCAGCTCCTAAAAGAGCTTCTACCCGGCCTCAACGCATTGTTCGGACTTGAGTACGACAAGTACGAGAACGAGCATGCGGAAATCTATGAGACCGAAACCTCCGAACGTTCGTTCGAAGAGGAAACCAAACTTTCGGGCTTCGGTGCTGCACCGGTCAAGAACGAAGGTCAGGCGATCTCGTACGACAACGCACAGGAGTCGTACACTGCTCGTTATACCCACGAGACAGTGGCTATGGGTTTCTCGATCACCGAGGAAGCCATGGAGGACAACCTGTATGATTCGCTCTCCGCGCGCTACACCAAGGCGCTCGCCCGGGCTATGTCGTACACCAAGCAGGTAAAGGCAGCCTCGCTGCTGAACACCGGCTTCACCACGGCTAATGGTGGTGATGGTGTCACGCTGTTCAACACTGCGCACCCCACGGTGAGTGGCGTTACGAACCGCAACCGCCCTGCGGTTGATGCCGATTTGAACGAGACCTCGCTCGAGCAGGCTGTGATTGACATCGCGGCCTTCGTCGATGAGCGTGGCTTGTTGATCGCGGCACGTCCGCGCAAGCTGATCGTTCCACCGGCGCTGATGTTCGTAGCAACCCGCTTGCTGCAAACAGAACTGCGTGTCGGCACTGCAGACAATGACTTGAACGCACTGAAGTCCAACGGGTCCATCCCTGAAGGCTACCGCGTCAACCATTATCTGACCGACAGCGATGCTTGGTTCCTCGGTACGGACGTCCCGAACGGGTACAAGCATTTTGTGCGGTCCGCGCTGGCGACATCCATGGACGGCGACTTCGATACAGGCAACGTACGGTACAAGAGCCGCGAACGGTACTCGTTCGGGGTGTCTGATCCGCTGGGCATGTACGCTTCGCCCGGCATCTGAGCCTTATTCATAAGGCGATTGTCGACAGAAAGGCCCACTTCGGTGGGCCTTTTTCGTACCGTAGACAGCCCCACCACAACATGATACCTTGAAGGCTATCCCTGACAGACGCGTCGCGCGGCTGACCTTAACCCAGACAGGAGAATCTCATGGGAACTACGACTTTCAGCGGCCCGGTCAACTCGACCAATGGTTTTGTCGGTGACATCACCGGCGCCGCAAAACTCCCCACATATACCGTAGCTACAGCGCCGTCCGCAGTCACTGCAGGCGCGGGCACTGCGATTTACGTATCCAACGGCCGCGCAGGTTTGCCGACAGTGGCAGTCAGCGACGGCACGAACTGGATTTCTTCGGCTGGCATCACGATCGCAGCGGCGTAAGGTGTACCATGACAATCAAATGGGCACCTGCAGACGCAGATGAGTTGGCGCGGCGCGAGCCGACGCCGACGCCGACCAAAAAACCAGCTACCAAGAAGGGATAACCTATGTACGCTTCGGATGTACGCGCAAAACGCGTTACCGGTACAGGGGCGATGTCCCTTGGCCGCGCTAGGCTCGGCGCGCTCATTGCTACTATTGGTGCTGGCCCCGGCCGCCTTACGCTCACCGACGGTGTTGGAGGCCCAACACTGATCGACATGGACTTTGTAGCCAGTGATACCCACCACATAACGCTACCCGGAGACGGATTACTGTTCTCTACCGATCCAGTGGTGTCTGCGGCTACCAATGTGACCGCAGCTACGCTGTTCTTCGCGTAGGGGGATATACAGTGGACGCAATTCCATTTGTCGATGCCGCTATGAAGTATCTAATTGTCCCCGCGGTTGTCTGGGTGTGGATACTGCACAAAACACAAGGCCTACATGCTACCGACATCGCGGTACTGCGGGCCGAGGCGTCAGCCCGAGACATGGCGCGCCGCGAAGAACGCGAAGCTACCGCCGCGCAGCTAGACCAAATCCTGAACATGCTGCAAACGATAAACGGTCGGATAGACACGATGATGGTAAAAGGGCGAGACCAATGAGGAATTATTCTGCGCGCAGTTTGTCCAACCTGAAGGGGATTCACCCCAAGTTGCGGCGCGTCATTGACAGGGCGCTGCAAGACAGTCCGCTGGACTTCGCAGTAATCGAAGGACTACGCACCAAGAAACGGCAGGAGCAGCTGGTTGCGTCGGGCGCGTCCAAAACGATGAACAGCCGCCACCTGACGGGGCATGCGGTTGATCTAATGCCTATCGACCCATCGACGGGCAAGGGCGAGTTTGCGTGGCCACTCTACGACAGGCTCGGGCCTGCGATCAAAGAGGCCGCGCGCAAAGAAGGCGTCCCTATTATTTGGGGTGGTGACTGGAACACGTTCAAGGATGGGCCTCATTTTGAGCTGGACCGTCGCGTGTACGCTGAGGCTGACTGGACTTCGAAAGAAGCACCGCATCCGGAGCGCACCAAGGCCACGCAAAGCCGCACGGTTCAGGCGACTATAGTGCAGGGTGCATCTGCCGCGGGCGGTGCCATAGCTGCGGTACAAGCGCTGGACGGCA